AACCGGAACAGCCATTGAGTTGCCCATTGCCTTATATCGAGGCCCATCCGGGCAATCTTCTGCTGGTTTATTGCGCCACGGTATTTGCGTGTAGTCGTCAGGGAAGCCTTGCAAGCGTTCGCATTCAGTTGGGGTTAGGCGGCGGGCTGCGCTGGTACTATGTAGAATGTGTCCGGCGTTTATATCTTGCTGGGTTACAGTGCCTCCCGCGCTACTTGCGCGCGTTAATGTCCCCACCACCGCTGGCGTCTTGCTCTTGTCCAGCGTTGGCGTGACTTCCGTTGACACGCTGTCGCCTTGGTTGGCGCTGTTTTGCGCGCCGAAGGCTATTGGTTGCAATATGTGGTAGTCGCCCGTTAATGCCTCCTGATTACCCAACCACAGCTTTGTGCCAGCGCTAGCCATCAATGTGCCAATATTAGGTTTCCCACTAGCAACTACTGGCACAATAGCCTCAGTCTCTACTGACTCGTTTCCTGTGCGACTGAATGGAGCGCCTGTTGTAACTGTGGGGGCAGCTTTTTGCCCCGCTTCTCGGCTCGGCGCAGGATGCCCTGACAGGCTTTCGCGCTCAAATAGAACCGCTGCGGCACGTCGCCAGTCTCCAAGGTATCCGACAACGAACACACGCTTGCGTCGCTGGGCCACGTTGAAGTATTGAGCGTCAAGGCTTCTGTAGGCGAACCCATACCCGAGCTGGCCCAACGCCCCGAGGAAGGTTCCAAAATCCCGTCCTCGTTGGCTAGACAAGACGCCGGGGACGTTCTCCCAAACCAGCCACTTGGGCTGATATTGTGCAGCAATGGCAAGATAGGTGAGCATAAGGTTGCCTCTTGGGTCATCAAGTCCTTTGCGAAGTCCTGCGACTGAAAAACTTTGGCAGGGGGTTCCTCCGACCAAAAGGTCAATTGATCTGTCAATGGGCCACTCCTTAAATTGTGTCATGTCGCCAAGGTTAGGGACATCTGGGTAATGATGCGCCAGCACGGCGCTTGGGAACTTTTCTATCTCGCTAAACCACTGCGGTTCCCAGCCAAGTGGATGCCACGCGGCGGTGGCGGCTTCAACGCCAGAGCAAACTGAGCCGTATTTCATGTGTCACCCTCATCAAAACAGTTATTCAACGGCTGAATAGGTTGCTTACTAAATACCCATCGCCACTGGCGCTTGGTGTAACCCGGAACTTCAACAAAATCACGCACGCGGTAAACCTTGTTCGCTTGCCACATTTTCTTGAGATAGCTTGACGTGCGAGGAATGCTGTCACCCAGCAGCTCAGCCGCCTCAGCTGCCGTCACGCGCTGGTCATACGGGATCAAGGAAAACAGGCGATTGCCTTGGTCAATGCTGTGTTGTTTGCTGGCCTCAGCTGCGCGCTGCATAGATGGGGCCATAGTTGTCGGCCGACGCGGGCCAGATGGCAGAGCTTCACGTTTGCGCTGGCGATACATGAGATTTTCAAACTCCCACAGGCAATGGCCGTATGTGATCTCGTAACGCTCGTGCTTATCGGTTACGCCCTCCAGCTTGGCCCTCAATCGCTCTGCTGCATCTTTTTCATATCGCGCTTTAGCAGATCGAGAAGCGCTTTCTGCTCTTCCAGCCGTTGCTTTAAGTTTGGCCTCATCGCCGTCTTCTGCTCGGTCAGCATTATGCTGTTGTTGCGCTCCAGCCTTTTTATAATAATCTGAGTTTGGTCCGTACTCACGTTTTTTCCTTTCGAGTTTTATGTTCGCAGCCGAACAAATGCGATATATTGTTGACGGTGATACGCGCAGCAATTCTGCGGTTTCAATTTGTGACATGCCTTGCTGAGCGCAGTCAAGAACGTGGCGGGTGAGCGCATCTGGATCGTATTTCATTCGTCTTCCTCGCAAAATAAGCCACAGTCGGGCATAGTTTTCAATGGGCGACCCTTCGCCTTGGGATCAAGTTCATCAAGAAAGATGCGCTCATTCTTTACGCGCACAAGCCTTGCTCCCAGCCTGCGTGATTGCTCTGCACGCTGATCAAAGACTTCTGGAAATTCGCGGCGCACCAAATTCCAATATGTCGGGCTGGTCGCCTTTACACAGCCAATGCAGTTAGCGTTTGGAAAACCGCGCCCGTAAATCTCAGGCAACTTTATGCCAGCGGCACGGATCATGTCGGCACAATCATTCTTTGTCATGTTGGCGTCAATCAGGATCGGCAATACATTGTCCCGCTCAGTCATAACAAACCTGTCATGCCTGTTGCGCTCATCAACGGTAAAGCCAAGAACATGCCAATCAACTGGATGGCTTTCCTCCCACTCTTGGCGAGCGCGCTTTTTAAGCTCAACCGTACATGGTGCGCCGTGTGGGAAAGCCATGCCCTTGCGGCGGTCAAATACGTCAACCACAGATGCCAATGGATATTTTGAATTGACTGCGTATTGAATATCAATGCCAACCCATTTGGCCACATCTTCAGCAAAACGCTTGTTATCGTGATGCTCCTCAATAACAGGATTGTTGACAGCGTACACATTGTCAGCGCCATACTTGTCAACGGTTAGCTTGAGTGCCGCAGCACTGGCCGCGCCGCAAGAAAACCAGACTGCAATTTTCATTCGTCTTCCTCCATTGGTTCAATCTTACCCTTGCCATCGCAGTTATCGCAATCTTCCATAACGGATTCAAAGTCGCCATGCCAAGTTGAGCTTTGACGAACCCAAACATCGCGCTCAACCTCGCCTTCGCCATCGCACTCAGGGCAGTTAATCTTATTGTTCATAGCATTGCGCTCCTGATGAACAATGGCACTGCAAACAGAGCCAAGAGAAATATGATTTCGGCGGCAATTTCTAGCTTATGTTTCATTGTTGGTTCTCCCGGTTTGAGTGGGGAGCCGAAGCTCCCCGGTTGTGTTAAATGTAAAATTTGCCTACGCCGCCACCAATGTCTGAGAACCGTCTATCAGCGTGCAAAACTTTTTTTCCACCGCGCGGGCCGATAACAACAGACAAGGTGGTGGCGTATAACGTGCCTTCCCCGAAGCAGCAGAAGCTGGCGTATGAGCCATGATCGGATACATCAATGCGTAAATCATACTCTGGAGCATCTCCTTCGATTGAACTCTGCGTGTTTTTCTTCATTGCAGACATCAAGCGAAGTGCTGCTCGCTTTTGAGACATGTTGAGTTTTGATGCGTCGATTTTTTCGATTGCTGTTGCGATTGTCATATCCGTTCTCCATCTGTTTATACAATCACACTAATCCGCAAATCATCCTATGTAAATACTAAAGATGCACTTGCATAAACTTTTTTTAGGATGTAACGTCCTATCAAATTAACCTTGGAGGGTGACATGAAGAAAGAAAGTCGTGTGGTCTTAACTGAAGCCCAGCATGAGGCGCTGACGTTAGCCGCCGAGCGCACTGGCATGGCGCTGGCCACGTTTATCAGGTCGGCGGCACTAACCGTGGCGGCCAATGCAGGCATTCACGCTGAACAGCCGCGAGCTGACTAATGGTCAACGGGCGCAATAAGGGTGCAAGTTTCGAGCGGGAAGTTGCCAACATGCTGCGCGATGAGCTGGGCATAGGCTTCAAGCGCGACCTCGAGCAATACCGCGCTGGCGCTCATGCTGACCTGATCCCAGACGATCCGGCATTTCCGTTTACGTTGGAGCTAAAACGATACAAGGACGGCCCAATCGGCGGTTCGCCTTCATGGTGGGAGCAGGTCAAAACCGCCGCCGAGCGTGAGCAAAAGATACCCTGCCTAATATATAAATACGACCGTAAGCCGATGCGATGTGTGATCCCGCTGGCTGCGCTAACCGATTGTGATCACGATTACACAGTAGAGGTCGATTTTGAGACCTTCTGCTTTATTGCTAGGGAGGCAATGCAATGACTAGGCCGACCTATGAAAGCTCAGGCGACCGCAGCGCCGAGACTGTTGCTGTTAAAAAGTTTATTGACAGCTTCGGCGGTGAAGTTGATTTCATTAAGCTGCCCCTGCAATACAAAATGGACTTTGCCCTCACACGCAACGGCGTCATCACGGCATTGGTTGAAGTTAAGTGCCGTAAGAATAATAAGCACGCATATCCAACTTACATGATCTCTATGTCAAAACTGGTTGCTGCCGCTGGTTATCGCAACATCGGCATTAACTGCATTTTACTGGTGCAGTGGGCTGATAGCATGGGCTGGGTGCAAATGAGCAATGAGGATTGGAGCGTCAGAGTGGGCGGCAGAAAAGATCGCAACGATTGGCAAGACATTGAGCCAGTCACTCATATCCCAATCAGCGAGTTTAAAGACGTAATCAAAGTGGAGGACAAGAAATGATGATCCCAGCCGACAGACTAACCAACACAGAATACCACGCAAAAAAGGACCACATCAGTTCCTCTGACGTTAAGCTGGTACACAGCAAGTCTCTGGCGCATTGGAAAGCGAAGACATACAGTCCAAGCCCAGTGTTTGATATGGGGACCGCCGTACACGCAATGGTGCTAGAAGATGGCAAGGGTATCATCCGTGGGCCAGAAACCCGCCGGG